GTGCCCAGGCTCTCCGGCGTGTATTTTTGCGAAAGAACCTGCGTCAAAATGTTTAATTCTAGTTAATTCTACGCCTTGACGATACGCATCAAAAGCCGATGTATTCATCGATCCAGTTAAAACGTATTTGTCAGCAGTACTAGATTTTATTTTTTCATCGGTATCCGCTCCAGAAACATCATCAAAATATTCTTGATAAACTTGTGGTATGAATCCATAAAAAAATGTTGTATTTTTTTTAGAAGACAATAGCTGTAAGGCTCTGCTAGTTTCGTCACTCATTAGTACTTCCTAAAAATTCCTGTAATCTGTTGTAGCAACAATACATCTTTGATTCTATTTCTATCTGCTTCTCCTAGATATATTTCGCTTGAATAATATTCATGTTTGGGTCGTTCAAGCATGTGAGATTCTACAAGAAAGTTTGTTCCTTTATAAACCGTCTTTTTTGGTAACAGCTGCTCGATAAATTGACTAATCGAACTGTCAAACCAACTATAAAATTCAAAAAAAGCTTTAAAATTTAATTTGCTTTTTAAACGGTTAAAATAGACATTTCTCAATTTTTCTAGATCTGGATAGTCTGGAGAATAAACTAATTCTGGGCTTCCTATAAAATTTTCTAAAGATTCAAAAGTAGCAAACATATTGGTTATGTCTCTATTAAGAGCTTCAACCAAAGAAAAATCTATAGAAAATCTAGGATCATCTTGAGGAGCTTCAGAATGAACTATTTCATGTACAGGAGCTCGTGAAGCCCACGGATTTTCGTCAATCAATTCATCACTATTATATCCTCTAACTCTAATTTTTTCTTTAGATAAGGCTTCATCATAGTAAGGGGAAAGATAAGAGTATCTTATAGATTCAGGAACAACGCAGTTTTTATCTGTAGGAAATCCTCTTCCTGACATATGCATGTTATTTTCGCTGAAATCTAGAAAAATTATTTCTCCATTGTTACCAGATGCTAAACGATTTTGTTGTTTTGCTAGCGAGTTTAAACGTAATTTACCAAAAGATCCGGATGGCGTGGTTGTGTAATTATAATTTTTACGAGGATCATCGACGCCTAATGATTGATAATTGTAAACATGTTCTTTCCATTCTTTTTCAGAAAGAAATTTTGACCAAAATCTGGTTTGCGAAATCTTACCATCAAAATTTGAAATTCTAGCGTCATCAGGCACAAATGAAGAATTATTTAAAAACAAATAACTTGAACCAAGACCACTTGGCACAGATTGAAATGTGCCTATTGAAATAAAAGTACCAGATGCATTTGTATTGTAGGTTTTATCAAGAGTTCTAAAAACGTTAGCATCTTGAGGCGATCCGGATCCTGTTAATTCATAAAAATAAGAAGAAGTAGTAACAAAATACTCAATTTTGCCTGCATTTTGCATGCTAGCTCTAAGAAAGTAAGACGAAGATACTAATGAATTTGACGGTGAGATCATCTCAAGATCAATGTCATCATTTCTCTTACAACCAAATGAAACGTTCCATATGTCTCCTCCAAACAAAGAATCTTTTGGTAGGTCTAATGATAACGTTAACAATGGAGCAAAAAAATTGTTTCCTGGTCTTAAGAACAAAGACAATTTTGATGTATGATCATCGTTATAATATCCTATTAAGTTTGCAACAACTCCAGGATTTTCAATTCCAGATCCAGTCACACATAGGCGGCATAAACTTTGTGTTGTCGACGTTAAAGCGATGGAAGACAAATTGTATTTGACATTAGATTCAAACGTCCAAGATCCAGAAGTAAATAATCCATCGTTTGAAGAGTCTGATATTCCATGAGGACCATAAACTTTTTTGTTAACAAACTGCCCAGATATGGATGGAAATCCTACTTCAGTGCGTGAAGAAGACAAATAAGGAGATATAACCAAAGATGATGATATAAAATTTACCATCGTTGCAATATCAACCTTTGATTCTCGAGCGCTGGTTAGTTGTCTGTAAGTTGGACCGCCGTATTCTCGGAATCGCATGCTGCTATCTGGATCTATTCCTATTGCCCTAATAAAAGATTTAATACTATGTTGCGTTCCTTTTGATCGAATGACAGTCGGCAAATTAATTAATATTCTTCTTAATAGTTCATGTTGTACTGATTGTAATGATAAATTTTCGTTACCTTTTACAAGAGGATCTATGTTTTCTGCAGAAACATATTGCTCAATAGTAGAGTCATTTAGAAGAGGTGGCAAGAAAAAGCCATAATGTTTGACAACATCAATTAAAAGGTTGTTAGGCACACTTTGATTTATGTCATAATCTACGGTTCTTAACGTACTAAACGCGTCAAGAAATAATCTCATTTCATCAAAAAACTTTGCCCAAATGTATAACAATGATATTAATAATTGAACATTGCTCAATTGTCCTTGTCCTGGGATCCCAGTACCGCCATATTGAGAATCATTGTTTCCTTCGGCGGAAGTTAATCCGTCTTCTTCTCCACCTTCAAGCAAATAATGTCGCGGAATTAGCTTAGTAATTAAATTTGGGTTTTCTGCGTCATAAACAGTTCCACTGTCGATTAGTCTTATGTTTAATGAAACAACATCTTGATTTGCAGGAAACAATACAGGACAAGAACTATCTTTTTCATATATTAAATTGCTCGTTGGATCTTCTGCTGCATTTTCTCTTAAATTATCGATGAAATTTGTGATGTAAGAATGAAGAGAATTACCGGAACTATCAAGAATAATTGCATTTGTTATATCATCAGGTATGGGAGATAAAGGAGGCGGAGGTTCATTAAATTTGTAATATAATTTAAGATCTGGTGTGCTATAAATTGATTTTTTAGCAAATGAAGTTAACTGTTGAGGTGTACGAACTGAATGAAATATTCTCAGCTCATCTATGCTTCCTGATAACGTTTGTTGAGGCGTAACTGTTGATCCAATAACCGAATATTGTGATCCACTTCCTATTAACAAGTCAGAAAAATCAATATTTAAATTTTTAAGTATTGTTTTGTTTTTTGATTGACTTGGCAACTCATTGTTATAAAGTTTTAAATTTTGTAAATTTGAGTCTTTGTCATAAACAAAACACAAATGATTAAATTTTCCTTTGTCTATTGTGTCTTTTACAGTCATTCCTAGAGATCCAGAAAAGACGTCAAATTGCACTTCTGCAGTTAAAGTTGAAATTGTCGGATTTAAACGTATCGAAAATCCTTGATTTTCATCTTGGTTTATTTTTTGCAAGACGATTTGTATTCCATCCGTAGGAATAGTCGGCACCTTTAATTGCATTTCGATGCTTAAAGATGTATCGTTGGGATTTAAAACTGATTTTTTGTAGTTAGCCTCAGGACTTAAAGAAGGAAACAAAGATCCAGGGACGTCTTTAACAACGATGTAAGTTCCTAAATCTGGAGTTGTTTCGGATAATTTTGATCCGGAAAACAACAGCTGTCCATGATGCTTAGGAAATTGATCAAAAACGTATTTATCAAACCCAGTTAAATTTGTAAAGAAGTTTTCTACCTCTTGCCTGGTTCCATCAAAAGGGTATCCATTTATTATCTGTTCAAAAGCAAGGTTAACTTTTGCAGTTGCAGACATAAAAAACGTGTGATTTTCAAATTTTGACCAATCAACATTTAATTGTTGCGTCGATTTTAATCCTACGCCGCTTACGTCGTAAGCAAACGAATTATTGTTTGAGGTAACATTAGATGCAAAATTTGTTTGCAAATTTGACGATACGTTTGATAAAGAATTTGACGAAGCGTTGTTTGATGAGACATCAGTGGCTATTGAAGTCGTATTTGATACATCGGAAAGTGTTAATTGTACCGACTTCTTTCCTATGCCTACCGCTTTAATAAATGATGGAATGTATTGCGAAGCTTGAAAATTAGCCATGTTTCATGCTATCCAGTCTGTGTATCACTCACGTTAAATACATTAGAAACTGCTTTAAAAATCCGTTTTGTTCCACCCGTGGCTATCATTATATCAACAAAATATCCTCTTTCAACAGTTAAATTAGATGCATCTAAAATGAAATACATTCCATTTGCGTCACTACTTATTCTAGTAGAATCATATTTTTCATCAAATGGTACAACAATTTCATTAGTTGCAGAATCTCTAATTTGATAATGCGCGTTTCTTACAACTAACCCTGGAGGTTCGGCAGGAACTTTTGTAAAAAAGTTGATGAATGGTGATGTGTAATCAAATATGTTTACGCGAACAAAAACGTTTTCATTTGATCTATGCAACTCTTGAATTCCTGTCGTCGTCACAACATAATTTTTAAAGTCTTGAGCGCTACTTGAACGTTGCGGAGGATAAACGGTAATGTCATCTCCTGTTAAATACTCAGCTGTTCCATCCAAAGAAATCCACGTTGGCGTAAAGATTACTGATCCTGATTTTAACAATTCTGCTTTTAGTACGTTGTCTGATTGCGAAATTAAAAAAGAAGCAGAGTATAATCCCGTTGTATAATTCAACCCATCATAATGTTGAGACCCAGTAAAATAAATGTTATAGCTACCAGAACCATTAGAACGTATTGTTTCTAAACGTAGTATAACGCAATTTGATCCTGAAACAGGCAAAAGAGATGAACCACTGAGAATATTTGATGGTTCTCCATGCGAATAATTTCGCATAAAAATGCTAGAATTTTCATCAAATTTTAACAATTGCGTGTCATCTTGCAAAGAATCATTATATCGAACAATTATCCGTGGGTGTTTTGATGTGTTATACGCTGATCTTGACGCAAATCGTTTTACAAAATAAGAATATGCATCTGACTCTTGTGATGAAGAAAAAGAAATTCTATATCCATTGTCAGGTATAACATTTGCTAATGTTGCAGACATAATTGTCGTTATGTCAATTTCTAAATCTTCTTCGCCCGTAGAAAAATGTTGTTTAACTTCAAAATTATTTATTCCTAAGCTGATTGAAGCTGTAATATAATCACAAGTTTCTTCTGCGCTGCCACCTTTACCGCAACCACTAACTATCCATGCGCCGTGAGCTATAGATGATGTTAAAAAATTGCAAATATCATAATCTGAGTAATAAACGACGTCTCTTCCGTTTCCTTCATCAAACGATGCAGATAATGGAAACAATGATATATCAAAGTTATTTGGTGTTGTTTGACCTCCATACACATCAAATAATTTAACTTTGCAATTGAAACTATTACTGTTTACATTTATTTTTCCTGCGTCGAATAAATCGCGTAAAGGTTGCAAATCAAAATGGATTAACAATCTTGAAAGTTCAAGATTTGGTATGCTTCCTGATGATAATGTTGCTCCAAAAAGCTTAAATAAATCTAAACTTCCGGCGGCACCGACATTTGCATTTTTTCGAATTGACTCAGATGCGGACGAACCAATATGTCTGTTTGTTATATACGCATCTTTATCAGCTTTTAAGACTTTATACATTTTATATGACGGTCCTTCCGATGATATCAATTTCAGGATATTTAAACTCAAACATCCCGCCCGGCGGAGGATATATCATTCCTTTTCTTGTATTATCATCAACGTTAAATTGTGTTTCGCTGTATTCAATACCGTTAATCGTCCCCGTCAAATTTCTAAATTGTATTTTGTTTATTGATAGAACTCCCGTTGTTGCATATATCAAATTTTGAATGTCTGATATCACTATCGGTTGATCAATCGAGTAATTGGTTGTCTGTAGCTGCTCGTTTAAATTAGAAAGTATACTTTGTAAAATCAACTGCTGATTTAACGATGGATCTGTGACTACATCAAAAGTTAACGATAAATTAATGATATATGCATCTAAAATATCTATTGCATCGTTGATAAGCCTATAAGGGGCCAAATACTTTCTAAGATTTTCTTTTAAAGTATCTTGTGCATATATTAGTTTTGAATCTGATGTTCTACAGATAATAAAGAGTTGCGTAGATAACGGATTATCAGGGTTAGGTCTGACTGCTGCTCTAAAAACTCTTCCAAAGTTAGAAGGTATTGAATATATTCTAGCCAATAAATCTTCGCGCGTCACTATTCTTTCTTGCGCATTTCTTGCAGAGGGTACTAAAGCTTTTAATACGTCGACAGTAGGAGCATCTTCACCGCCAGAAGCATTTTTCTTGTTTGTGACTCCCATGCTAGATCTAACAGACGCTCTTATTTCAAGACGCGGATTTAACGGAAATTCAACAGTAGCTTGAGATATGTTTATAATAGTATTTGGACCAACATTATGATTTAATCCTCCGCCGTAACGATATGTAACTGTCAATTGAGAGTTAACTGCATATATTCCTAAAGTACGCGTTTTTAAAAGTTGCAAAGGATTAATAGACGTTCGCGAAAAAGTCTTTGAATAAGGAAATGATATTGCAAAGTCTGAAGGATCAGGTACGGCATCAGCTTCTATGTTATCATCTTTTCCACCACCCAAAGTAAGGCTTGTCGATCTAGATGATAAATCAGTGGATGTTATAAAACGATAGGGGGCAGGAACAACTTTTAAAGCCTCAGAAATTTCTTTAGAATCTCTAGATAAATTTAGCACGTTTCTATAAACGACATCATCAGTTAAAGAACTAACTTCGTAATATGTGTTTCCTTGATTATCATAAGCTGATAAAATGTCAGTAACATTACGTTGAGATAATGTAATTGTCTTGAAAGGTACAAATGATCCTAACGAAAAAGTTTCTGAAGTTTGTATGCCTGAAATACAAGTGCCGTCCATTGCCATCGTAAAAGTTGCAGGTGCGCCTGATGACGTTAGCTTGCCTACTTTTACAGAAGCAACAAAATTTCCACTAGAATTTTTCTTAGAAAAATCTATGTCAGCCAACAAAGAAAATGTAACTCCCGTTGATGATGTAAAAGTTGAATTTTGTTTAATGATAGGCAAAGCAGACGGAGAAGGCACAATTGATCCATCGATTGTGACAGCTGGAACTTCTATATAGACGGTTATATCGACCAATGCCGGTGATGATCCTGTTATCTTGACGCCGGCAGCTAATATTAATTTTTCAATATTTTTATTTTCTATAGCCGTCGTTGGATCTAACTCATTATATTGATGATCCAAATAAAAAGACATAATGTCGCCGGTGTATGCAGCAAGATCTAACAGCATACCTCCCATTGAAGTTTCAGAAAAGTCTTGAATCTTGTCAGGATAATACAAACGTGCGTATTGTAGCAATTGTGAACGCAAAGAATCAAAATCTTTTGCAAGATAGCTTCTTGTTCTAAACTGTTTTGTGTTGCTTATAGCCATTTGCCATCCTTTTATCGCAATTCAATTATATTACATACAACGCTATCTGTAATGATCTATTTTCAATTTGAAGCTGAGATACGCTGTACGTAATCATGATACGTACGACGCCCGTATTTTGATTTTTTTCATTATCTATTTTTGATACAAAGTCTTTAAGAGTCACGAACGGCATCCACACTGAGACTGCAGTTCTGATTCGATCAATTGCTTCTGCATCAAATGCGTCAAGCGAAGATAATTCCGTCGTTAATTCTCTTAAGTTTGCACCGAAATAATAAAACCCGACTCTTTCACCCCAGTTTGTTAACAACAAATTTCTCAAATTATCATGTACTTGATTTGCAACATCATAGTGCATTGTAAACAAAGATTTATCACCTACTCTTAACGGAGTTCGAATGCCGATAGGACCAGGTGTAGTTGCAACTATGGCGGCTTCTTGTTGTATTTGAGAAGCTATTTTTCCAGAGCTTTTAAAATTAAATGTACCCATTTGGCCGCCAACGCTAAATATCAATTGGCTATAAAAGCTGACCTTAGTGATAGTATATTATACTGGCGTGGAACTGTCGCACAATATTCTTCTGCCGTTTTGAGTTTCAAATATCGTATTTAACTGTTGTTTTAAAGCGTCACGATGAATTGCCTGATCTTCGCTGTTAAAATGGAGCGTCGTATAATGCATAAAATCTTTATTACCTCGTACATATGATAATTCTTCAGCCTTTCTTTTCTCGTCAGTATATCTTCTTGCATCATATAAAAATCCATTCCTACTTGTGGTATAATAAAGTCCAAGAGGCGCAGTAGCGTAAACGTATACATCGGTAGCATCCCAAACGTGATCTGCACAAAAAGTGCTAGTTGAATATCCCTGAGTGTGAGCGAAATTATTAACTACTTTAGCGTTAGCAATAAACCAATATTTAACAATTTCAAGTTGTTGAACTTGAGTCATATGACCTGCAACATCATAAGTTATTCTAGACGCGGTAAAATCAGGATATTTGCTTTTTAAATCGCTGATTATAGGATACTCATTAAGTAAACCAAAAAATTGAAACGAAAATTGCATTAATCCTAAATTCGGAGGAAATGGTCGATCTTTCCAGGTTGACTGTGGTTGGAATCGCTTTTCTCCTTGGTATGCTTGGATTGCAGGATTAAAAGATCCTGCAGTTTCACTGAGAATAATCGCATTAACCCAATCTGGGTTTATTTTCATCCCTCCGCCTTGTGAGGAGGGATAATTTGGAATTTCTTTTGTAAATATATCGAACAATCTTCTTCTAAATGCAGGAGTTGTAACGTCTGCTGAACTTTCCTTGCGGCCTCCAATAGGACCGTAAACAGCGATGCTGTCTCCTACTGGTTTTTCATCAGGTTCTCCCGTTTCTTTTTTTCGAAGACCGGAAACTATGCCTGGGTCGGCTGATCCTATAACTAACCCTAATGCAGTGACGGCAGCCGGTTTTGCTAGACTAGCTACAACAGCTCCAAAATTTGCAGTTGCGGTGATAGGATTTTCAATTGATGGTTTTGGCATTGTCTCCATCATCGCTTGACATCCTAAAGCAAATAATGCATTTGGACCTTTTGTGGCAAAATTAATTAAAAAGTTAGGATTTGCTATTTTACCAATGATGTTTAAAACTACTTTTGGAAGGGCCGTATAGATTGCTATTTGTCTATCTTTTAAATTTAAAACAGGAACTGGAAAACCTAATGTCGGAAATGACGGACTAGGTATTGCTGGGATTTTTGGTATTGGTGGCATCGGCACTTTTATGAGATCTTTAATTTTAGGAAGATAATCAGGTATTTTTACCAAATCTATGTTTAATGATAAAAGAGACAATTGCGGACATGCCGGACCTGCCGCAATAAAGCCTAGAAGCGTTGGTAAATCCATTTTTGGCGCGTTTGGTATGTTTAATTTAGCGCCCATAGCTAAAGCGTCAAAAATAGGCAACGCAATATTTCCTTGAAGATTTAACATCTTTAAACAATTTGCATAAATTCCATAAACCCAATTATCATAAAAAGACTTATATTTTTCTTTGTCAGAAATATCAATAGCGGCGGCAGTGTCATTTTTGCCGCCTTCGACGCATGGAAAAGGTAAATTTACTTTTCCTTGTTTTAAAATGTCATCTCTATGTTGTAGAAATATAGCTATCGCGCGCGCGGTCGGCTTTCCATTTGCATCTAACATTCCATAATGTTCTTGAATTCCAGCCATTATTTCACCAATACTTTAGTTGAAAACGTTCCTTGGCCTGATACACCAGTACCTACGACGTCAGCACCGGTGGTTATAATGCCAGGTTTAAAAGTAACTTTTCCGTCCACTGTTGTTGCTTTTACGTCAGTACACAATATAGCTTTGTCAGCTTTATCATCTCCTAATTTAATGTATCCTTTTTCTGAAGGTGTAAAAACGATGTCGCCATTTTGTTTTATTGTGACAGAAGCCCAAGTCGTTGCATCATTTTCATTTTCATTTTTTATATTAGGAGAATTTGGATCAGACGTAAATCCCATGACCATGATTTGAACATCTGATCTAGCTATAATTCTGACTTTGTCAGATTTAATAATAATGCCTGCATCACCATCGGCCGAATCTGTTAACGGAGGATCAAAACTTATTTGATTTCTTGCGTTGTAAAATCCTCCAATTTTACGATTGACTTTAGTGTTTTGTGCGACGTATATTCTGCTTCTATCGTTTTTAAAGTCAGGATTACCTTCTTCATGAACAACGGATTTTAAATCTTTCGCTAATTCATCATGACGATATAATAAAAAATTTTCTTCTTGACCTGGAGGTGGCGGGTCAGCTGGGGGTGGCGAAGCTACCTTACCTCCGGTTGCGGGTGTAACACCACGACCTGCGACTATATCTATTGCTCCACTTTTTGAAGCATTTTCACCATCGGGCAGAGAAGGAATGACGGTTCTTGATAGTTCATCTTGCTTTTCGTCCGGATTCCAGTTGACAGATGCATTTTTGCGGTCAGTACCTAATACTATTAAAGCGTTGTTGCTACCTTCTAAAGCAATATCGCCTGGTCGCTTTTTAAAGCGTGGAACTGGTTCATAAATCATGGCTTTTGAAGCGTCAGATTCATTTAATATTTTTTCATATGCATCTTTATCGCCAGAAATATATGCTGTTTTAGGATCGACAATAACACCTTCGTCGTCTGTTGCAATTTTTGTATAAATTCCGTTTTTGAAATGATAGCGTGGAATTATTTTTTTATTTTCGTGTAAATCTTTTGGACTATTATTTCCAATTCCTCCTGAAAAAGATGCATCAAATTCTCTAGGCGCGTGACTATGATTTGCGTCTTCAACATGTCCAGGGCCAACGATTCCACAGATCCAATATCCTAAGTCTTTGTTTTCTGTAAGATCTTCAAACATTACCCATACGTGTTCACCTGGTTTACATGGCATCGATAATGATGATGGAAACATAGGATATAAAAACATCGCGTAATCTGCATTTGAACGATTGCCTCTTTGGTCATGAATGATGGGTCTAGCTATAATTGTATTTCTTGGTAATTGAAATTTTTGAGCATATTCTACGTTAGAAATCATGCCATGGATGGATTCAAGATATAGTATCTTGTTTTGATCAATGACAAACGGATCAAAGATGACATCTAACACAACCCACCGCTGAAAGACTGGTGGTAGATTTAGATCAGATTCAACGCCGTGCGTGTTGTACGCAGCGCGCATGGCCCCAGCTTGAGCATGCTTGTTTTCAGCTATGCGGCGAGCTATATCTGCCATTCAATTGTTCCTTATTTTATTGAAAACTTCGTCAGGATCAATGATTTCATTGGCCGTTTCGGCTTGCGAAACAAGGTCAGCTAGCTTAATTAATTGATCGTTTGCTTTGCTCATTCTTTCAATGTAAGATGATATAGTTCTACCATGAACTGCATGTTCCGTGCTTTTGTCTTGAACAATCATCACCAGCTTTACAAACATGATATAAGCGTTTTGACGATCACATATTGCATTTTCGTAGATTTCTTTCCATAGTTGCTTTTTTTTATCGGCTATCGATTCTATCTGATTTAATAAGCTGCTAAAATCTTTGATTCTATCTTGGATGCTACGATCAGATATATCTACGGGCTCTGTTTCTATGTCAGCCATTCGTTCCTCATCATTCTACGATTTATTCAAATAAATCAAATCGTTGTTCTATTTTCATCTTATTATAATGTTTTTTAACAACTTGCATTGATGTCATTAATTGTTT